GGTCAGACGGCAAGTCATTATTCGTAGGTCATCTGTTTCCAACCAAGTTTCACAATATCCAGCATCCATTATTTAGCCCCAATCAATAAACATGTATGACATTTCTGATCTGTAAATTGCCATGATCCACACTTATCACATCGAATAACAGGCTCTTGAGTGTCAGTAGCTTCGGCTAAATTCTTTGTTCCAATAGCGCAACATTTAAGGCATTGGAATACTCTGAAACCATCAGCTGCTTTGTAGCCATCCATCCAGATAAACTCTGAATTGGCTGAACAAAAATTACATCTAAATTTGACCACTTTTACCAGCCCATCCTGTTCCCTTAAATATTGCAGGAACTGCTGTGAAGACACGCGTTAATTCAAAGCCACATACTTGACAAAGAGGGATTTCGTGCTGCATCGGAAGATCCAATACAATACTCGACCCCTCTCTATCACAAGCGTATTCGTAATTTGGCACTATGGAATTCGATTGATTGAATGACAGGAATAGCATCGAAGCAGATCGCCCTCATGAAGTAATCTGTCATCGTTGCAAGTATCACAAACAATTGTTGATGGTTCTACTATAACTCCGTCATCTGTAAAAGTTGCAGTTAGACCAGAGCCATCAATCATTATCATTTTGCCCATTTATTCCTCCTCTCTGAAAAACCAACTGCCATTTGCAGCTGTAACCGCCCATTTAGCATCACATTGCTGACCTTTCGGTGCGCTGCATACATATCCGTAAAAAGGTCGCCCAGTTTTTGCAGTTCCCTCTTTTAGAATCATTAAGCCATGAACGCATTCTTGTTGTTTAGGTTTGGTCGATAGTGCTTCGGCAACATCTCCAATTGTCCATGTTGTAGGTTCGCTTGTTGGCTTAGCATCATCTGCAAATGACTTTCGGAGTGCCATTTCAATAACCTGCGAATTGCCACTCTTGCCATAAATGTTCTTAATTGGTTCACTTTCAACCTTTCTCATGTCATCTTTTGTAGCTGTTTTATTTGAGCCTTTCAGCAATATTATTGCTCGCCCTAATGAGCTTGAGGCAGTATCTTCGACATACCATTTTTTCATATTTGGCATGTAAGTTTCTCTGCTACCAAATGCAATATTACTTACAGCTGGTTGCTCATCTTTACTATCTCGCCACAAAGTTGCTTGCACCAAAATGTAACCATTAACAGGATCATGGCTTATTACTGCAATATCAGATCTTCCAGACGGAAAATTTGCTATAAACCATTTGTTAAGAGTAGCCACATCTTCATAATCATCTAAGTTAAATCCCATCATCTACTCCGAAATCATTCTCGTATTGGTCGTGCAGCTCTGAATATATTGCCGCGTAACCAATGATGTCTTTAACACTATCTTTGTGATTTGGAGTTTCTGACAGCCTTGACACTTTAACAAGCAGCTGCATGAGGCTGACTTGCATGGGCGATATGTAACTTCCATAGTAAGCAGACCACAGCTCGCTGATCCGTTCGTGATTGCTTCGGCTGCTGCCATAAACGCTCCCTCTTTGACTGAGGATTTGGGCGCATTCATCTAAGAGTTCAGTTCTGCTTGTCATAGTCAAATACTTGATCTCGTTTAGCATCTGTGATCCTGCGGTGCATGTCATACCCGTGTTTCCGACCACGCCAATACATAGTCTGCCCATAGTTTTCTTTAATTGTTGAGTGAATGCCCCAAACAATTAAATAACCTAGCACGCTATAAAGCACTAACCAGCCTGTTGTTGTTTCAATCATGCGTTCACCAGTTTCTTGCGTAAGTGGCAAGGGCTGGCATAGTTGGTCAGTATTAGCCAATCGCCTGTATTTTCATCGCTGTGTGTTGCGTAATTCTTGCCTAATGAACTTAAAAAACCTTCTGCCATTTTAAGGGCTGCATAATTATCAAACCAATATGCATAGCCCCAGCTAAATAATGGGCTTGGATCAAATCGATCTGCTTGTTTTTGCCAATCGTTATTCATCCATTCCATTGAGTTAATCCATAACTGCTCAAAATCAGCAGCTTTTAAGTCAATCTGTATTTTCATGTCGCTCCCTTACATATCCACAGCATCTCTGTGAATACATAAAGTTTGACCTAAATCAAGCTATTTATCTACCTGAGTGTCGGCGTGTTCTATAACGATTAGATAACATTAATATCCTCAAATTCATCGATATGATCATCAATCGAACGATCCCGATAGTCGGTTTCAAGCCCCATAAGAACGCTTATTGTAGCTGAATGAGCCATCGTGATTAACTGGCACTACCTCTACGCTCATGCCTTTCTTGCCAAAATTAAGAACTACAAATCCCATATTCCAGTCGGCTGACGCATATTTAAGGTAACTCGCTTTGTTCTTCATATCCATTAAATGACCAGCCTCTATGCCCCAAATCGTTGAATAACGCCCGTTTAAGCCAGTTTGATGCCTTACAGCACCCTGCCTATGGGTATGCCCACAAATAACGCCTCCATGAGCCCCTGAGTGCCATTTTTTGGCTAAGTTTAGGGCAGTTATGCCAGCGTGTTTAGACATGACCCCCTCATCTCCGTGCGCTAGAAAATATCCGCGTTCGAATTCATAAGCACGCTTGTGAAATTTTATTCCAAGTTCTGCGTAATTCATAAATTTTTCATAAACTAATTCTGGTAATCCAAGCAATGATGGCGCACCTTTAAGTAAGGTCGTAAATAATCTATCCGTATGATTTGATCTAATGATATCGGTTGTGCCTAGATCGTAAAGAATGTCTTGAGCAATGGATCGCTCTTGATCTAAAGTTTCGGCAAATTCTGTCTTAGTATTTTTTACCCAACGGCTTTGACTCGTCATATCGAGTTCATCACCAACATTTAATACATAATCAAATTTCTCATGCTTGCTCATTTTGATGAGGTTCTTTACAGCTGCTGGATGATGCAGAGGAATCTGTAAATCTGGTGTTACTAAATACCTACGATTGGCTTTAATCGTCATCTTCTTCTGTGGGATCAATACTAGGAATGATGCCGCCATCCCCTACGATCCAATTCGGAAAAGTTTTATGCTCCGTCATAAGCCAAAAAGCGTGCTCAGGCGTAAAACCTGCTTTTCTTGCAGCTGAGTAGCAAGTGTGTAATGCCAAGTAATGTTGATCCATTTTTGATAATGGTTCAGGAGTTTGGCGAACGACTCGACGATTGATCTTTTTGCGTTTGATAGGTTTTCGTGTGTTCGCCATAGGAAAATTATTGCTTACTAATTAGAGTGAACAGATCATCAACACGCTTTTCAAGTCGAGAACTTTGTAATTCCAATCTGCAAATGGTGTCTTTGATGCTGGAGCCTCCATTGGGCTTAAGTTCGCTTAAGAAACTTTTAATAACCCATCGTAGAGCCAACAATAAAGCGGTCGCGATACTGCAAACGCCAACGCCAAATGCGACTAATTCGTTTGCTGTCATTTCGCATTAACGCCATAATCAGCTTCTTTGCCTGAACTCGGATCAATTGCTTTAACAACAGGTGCAACTAATGAACCAAGCAGAATTGCATACTCTGGTCGGATATCAGCTGCTATTGCTAAAAGGACAGTAATACCAGAGGCTGCAACAGCTCTTAGATATGACTTAATTGCTGCTTTGTGTTTGTTGGTTAGTTTCATTACTTGCCTCCTAGTAGTGGGATGTCAAAGAACTCTGAATTGTTATCTTGATCTTTTTTGAAACTAATGTGAATGTGATGATTGTGTTTGTTGATGCCTTTGTATTTACGCCATTTCCAACCAAGCAAAGGCGAGGCTATTTTCTCCTCAAAAATTACATAAGAGATACGCCCTTGAGATTTCCCAAACAATCTAATCTGATCTGCCAGATACGCTGAAATCCGTTTGTCGTCAGATAGCCCAGCAGAAATATCCAGTCCTCTGACACATCCTGTTTTCTCATCAGGGTTGTGATCGGATTTGGCTGCTCTAGATAAGTGTGCCAGAGAAGCAATCCATCCATCACTTTTACGATCCCTGTCAGGGAAGCAGTCATCGGTTTGTTCTCTTAACTGAACAGCAGCTTTAGATAACCAAGCCTTCATTAGCCAAGTATCGTTTTAAGTTCATCAGCAGTTAAACCAATACGATCAAGGATTGCTGCCTTAACTGTTTCTTTTGCTTCGGCTTCAGCCAATCTTGCTGCTTGCGCTGCTTGATCTGCTTCATATTGCTTAAACTCAGCATTAGTCATTTCACGCTCAACGACTTCACCAGACTCAATGTCATGAATTTTTATTAAAGGTTTAGCCATATTATTTCACCCCATATAGATAGTAAGTTCCTGCTGAAAATGCATTTGAACCTGAATGTATAACTAAAGATGTTATTGCGCTGGTCGATCTATAAGTTCCCATATAATTTTTTACTGTGAATCTAGTTGGAGATGCGGTTGTGTTGAAACTTGTTCCATTAACTAAATAATTTTTATGAGCATCTGTATTTGCATAATTGTAAAAAATAAATGTGCTATGTAAATTGTTTGCTGCTGTATTACCACCATAGCCAGTAAAGTATTCTTGTGTGCCGCCATTGTTTGTATCAACAGCAGTTCCATTAGCACCTTCCATAATTACACCTGTGCCAGAATAATTAGCACCTGAATCTGCATTAACACGCAAAAACATTGCACCACCTGTGCTAGTAATGACATAATCATAAACATAAAGAATTAAATCTTTATAACTGCCACTAATGCTGCTTATTGTTGTTGAAGCACCTGATAAAGTTCCAGTTGCTAATTCAGTATATCCACCGCTTGATGAGGTTGCCCAACTTGGAACGCCACCTGCAACAGTTAAAACTTGACCCGTTGTTCCAATGCCAAGTCTTGTATTTGTGTTTGCTGTTGATGAACGATATTCAATATCGCCAAGAGTTGTTGATGGGTTTAATGCTTTGGTTGTTGTATCAACTGATGAACCAAGCGTGCGAATAGCAGCTGCGCCATCTTTAACCAGCGCGGTATCATCTGGAGTGCTCCAGCTGTAATTGGTAGTGGTTGCCATATTGTCCTTTATCTCAGGCTACGATTGTAGCGTATTCCCATGTCAATGTTGGGCTTAAAGTGTTCCATGCCTCTGTGATTGGTGTTGTATTCCATCTCATCGCCACTTGACTATATGCCACAGGCGACAAGTTTATTGTCAGGAATAATTCGTTAAACCTTGTGCTCCATGACCAGCCCTCTACATATCCTTCAAACTCACCGCTTGATATTTGTGCAGGTAGGTTTTGGATGTTTAGAGGTTGCCCCATGAATACACCAAGAAGATTATCCCGATCACTATTGTCAATTTCTGGATTTGTGATTGGGAAGGTAATGCTCTGAAATGCTGGTTGTGGAAAGGCTCTTTGAGCAATATATCGATCTGCCACAGCTTGAGCATCCACAGCTGAGTGAAGGACTGATTGAATGCTTTCGGCTTTGTAGCCATAAGTTGCAATTGAGGTTGCTGAGGTTGCAGTTTTCTGTGAGCCAAAATTGTTGCCATAATTAATATATACATCATTACGAATATCACCTGATCGAGTGATTGTGCTAAGTCCTTGACTTAATGCGTGTCTAGCATCTAGATCAACATAACCATTGGCTATTAAATAAATCTGTCTATGGTCGGCATCGGCATATCCAATATCACCATTGTTTGTTTCATACAAATAACCAAATGCTGAATTGGCGATAATGCTTGCGATGTTGTAAATAGTATCTACTTGAGCTGCTCTGTTTTCCATTGTGTAAAGTCCCGGCTGGTCTATTTCACCAAGTCCTAGATTTCCAGCAGTAGCCCATGTTTCAGTTGCAGAATAAGTTGCCCAAGTTGAAGCTGCTGGAACATCATTCCAAGTTGCAAGTAATACGCTAGACAACAGATCATAGATTTGGTTGCCATCTTCATCTTGTGAAATTGTGCCTGAATATAATTCTTTTGCTAATTTAACAAGTGATCCCATTGCAAGGACAGAATATTCAACAACACTTGCAATTCCTCCTGTTGCGCCAACGCTAACAGTTAAATCAGTTATATCGCCACCAAATATATTTACATAAGTTCCTGCGCTGTTTTTAACTTGCAAACTTAAACTATCGTTAATGTCAAATGGCAAAGTTTGACCAGATAATGCCACAAAACTAATCTGAATATAAGAAGGATTTGGTTGTTGGTAAATATCTGAACGACCAGCTTGATGCGCTATATCGCTTATTGCAATGTCGGTGTAATCAACACCTGCGACAGTAAGTTTCCAATCTGGCGACCATGCAGTCATTATCCTGCTTTTTCTCTAATTGTCTGATAACT